CCGGCGCGGGCGCCTTCGGCTTCGGGGGCGCGGGCGGGGGCGCAAGGCGCGCGGCCAGTTCGGCGTCGGGATCCATCTCGGCAGGCGCGGTCTGCGCCTTCCGCTCAGCGATGAGGGCGTCAAGCTCGTCGTCGATTTCGTCGCGTTCGGTTCCCATTAGATCCCCATCTCAGTGGCGGCCTTGGCGGTGCGCTTGGCGCGATACGCGGCGGTAAGCTCCTGCACGTCGGCCTCGCTCAGCCCGCGGGCTCGAGCGCGATCCTCAAAAGCGCGGGTGTCCGGGTCGGCCGTGTCGGCCTTGCTGTCGGATGCGGTTTGGCCGCCAGATTCACGCTCCACCGGACGTTCGGCTATGGCGTTGGCGGTCACGCCGCCGATACCGCGTGAGACGGATGCCGCAAGCGGTACGCTGGGGCCAGCGGCGGTAGCGCCAACCGCCGCTCCGAATGCGCTTCCGCCCGCCGCTTCCTCCGTGGGGTTCAGACTTTCTCGTTTGCCCACCGAATTGAACCAGGCGCGGAACTCGGCATCCGTGTCGATGGTATTCGCGTTTTGCGCCTCGTAGCCAGGGGCGCCTGAGCGCCGGGGGGTCGCGGCGTCGCGCTCGTCGCGCTGGTTGCGTGCATCCACGCGCGCCACGTTGTCCGCGACGAAGCGATCCCGTAGATCGGCGTAGGCGCCCGGTGGCGTCGCAGCTTCGGCCTTTGCGCGCTCCTCGTCGCGGCGCTTCTTGGCCTCGACATCGGCGCGGTAGTCCTGCCCCGCCTTCACGGCGGCCGCCGCTGCCTTGGGGCTGAGGGTCTGCTCCATGGTGCGCGCGCCAGCGTTGTCGTCCAGCCACACCTCAAGTTCCCTTCGGATGGCCTTCTCCTGCGCCGTGCCGGTCGGCATGCTCGACACGATCGAGGAGACCTTGTGGTAGTCGCCGCCGCTCGCCGCGACGACAGAAGCCACCTGCTCGGCAAGCGCGGCGTCCGGGATGCTCTTGCCCAGGCCGGCCGAGAGGCGCGCGGCGAGCTCGGCGTCGGGGTCCTCGGGGGGCATCTCCGCCACCGCCCTGACGCCGGCCTCGTACTGCTCCTGGGTGATCTGCCCTGCGTCGCGCTGGGCCGCCAACTTCGCGCGCTCGGCGTCCTGCTTGCCCTTGTCGACCCAGTCGGGGGTCGGCTTCGTCGGCGGATCCACCGGAGTCTCGAGCGCGCTTCCCTGGCCCTTCGTCTTCGAGCGGGCGCCGAGCACGTCGGCCGCCACGCCTGCGTCGGCGGGGAGCGCGGTAGTCCCGCGGTAGGCGGTGTCCCTTACGTCCGAGATCGCCGCGTCCTGGCGCGCCCCCTTGGCCTCCCGCCCCTTGGCGCCAGGCGACGCGTCGATGAGCGCCTGGAGCTCCTGCTGCATCTTCGTCAACTGGCCTTCGGATCGGCTGGCCACGAAGTCGGCGGCGCCCTGCTTGCGGTTCGGGCGCGGCTCGCGTAGGTCGAGAGTGGCCCGGCCGCCCGTCGCCAACTTGCCCTCACGCACGCGCCGGGCAAGCTCCTCGTCCAGCTGCGCCATGTCCATCTGGTTGCGGGCGATCTGCTCGGTGACGATCGGGACGCCAGACGTGACCGTCTGCGCGTAGGACGGCACCTCTCCGCCAGCCGCGTTGCGGTAGACCTGCGGACTGCCGGCCTGGGTTACCGGCGCGGACACGCTGGTCGAGCCCGGGGGAGCGACAACTGGCGCAACGCCCGGGGTGGCGACTGGTGCTGCTCCTGCTGGCGCAACGCTTCCCGTTGTGGTCGCAGGTGCAGGCGCCGCAGAGACCGGCCCGGTCGCGGTGGCCGGAGCGGGCGGCGGTGCGGGAGGAGCACCGGGAGCGACAGCGGGCGCGGCGGCGGGGGCCGTGCCCGGAGCACCCGCAACCGTCGTCGGCGCACTGAGGCTAGGAAGCGGCTGCGCGCTGAATCCGCCGGGTGCGGGCGCGGGCGCTAAGCCTGCGGCGTTGCGGAACGTGTCGGTCGTCCCCGCGGCGGCCCAGAGCTCGTCCTCCGGCTGGGACTGGATGTTCTCCTGCGACCAATACCCCAGGTCCTCGGCGCGCTTGAAGGCGTCCTTGGTGCCGGGGTCCAGGTTGTTGTACTGCACGCCGGTGCGGAACTGGTCGCGCACGGCGGTCTTCAAGGACTCGTTGTGCAGCGGGTTGGTTCCGTTCACAAGGGTGCCGACTGCCTGGGCCGCAAGGGCGACGCCTGCACGGTAGGCCTCGGCCTTTGCCTGCGGTGTCGTCGCCTTGTCGATGTTGATGTTCGTCTGAGCGAGAATGCCACTGACCGCGGTATTGATGGCCTGGCGGTCCTGCTCGGTGACCGCGCGGGACGCCGCGAAGCGGTACGCCTCGTCTCTGTCGATCTGCTCAATGGCGCTGGCCCGCCTGATCTCCTCGACCGCCACCTGGCCGCGCGCCCGGATGTTGGCGACCTGGACGTTCGCCACGTCCGTTCCCGCGCGCGCCGCGCTCTGCGCGCCCGTCTTGGCGAGCTCGACCTCGCGGCCCACAAGGTCGGTGTTGTACCCCGCGTAGGTGGACTTGATCTTGAGCAGATCCTCAAGCGGCATCGACCGGATGGACCGCTTCATGCGATCCTTCACGAGCGGGATGCGCGCGCCCATCCACCTCGAGAGGTAGGCCGTGAAGAAGTCGTCGCCCATCTCGATGGGGATGAAGCGGTACTGGTACTTGACGTTGACGGCCATGAGCGCCTCCTACTGCTGGGTGCTGTACTTGGCGACGAACGCGGCCGAGTCGGGGTTCGACTCAAGGTAGGCCTTGTAGGCTTCGGGGTTCACCTTTGCGAGCTCGGATAGCGAGTTCCAGGTCGTCGCCTCGGTGGCGGTCATTCCACCGGTGTTGACCGGGGCCACGCCGTCGATGAGGCCGAGCTCGCCGGTAGTGCCGTCGTACTCGCCGAGCGCGCCGCCGATGTTGCTGGCCGTCTTCACCGCCGCGTTCACACGCTGCTGCGTCTTGCCTTCCTTCACGGCAAGACGGTCTGCCAGTTCCTGCTCCTCGCTCGCCCGCTCCTGCACGTCGAGCTTCGCGATCTGGTCGGCGGCGGCCCCCGCAGCCTTCGCCGTTGCGGCCATCTGTCCCTGCTGCTGGGCTACCATGTTGGCGCCGGTGGTGTTCCCCGTCGCGGCAAGCGTCGCGTCTCCCTGTGCGCGCTGCTGCGCAATGGACGCGTTCGCCACGCCGAACGTGTCGCTCCAGTAGGCGTCCCGCTCCTGATCCGTGATCCCCAGCTCACCCCGGCGTTTCCGGCTCTTGAGCTCCTTGATCTCGGCGTTGTTCGCGCTTTCTGCGGCGCCGGGCACCATCTGCGCGACCATCTGCGCGGCGGCAATAGCTGCGGGGATCCAGGCCATACACTACCTCGTCGCGGTGAGTATACCCCGCATCACCCGGCGTGGACCCTCATGCCCACCATCCTCTTCCTCTCCCTTCTGTCTTGCGCCCTCAAAGCCTCGCTTGACGCCTGCGAGCCGGCCTGCCTTCGCGGCAGCGTAGCTATCAACCGCGGGTGCCTGGAGGCAGGCTAAATGGTCGAGGACGTCGAGTAGAGCTACTGCGTCGAGCAGGCCCCCGTCGACGGCGCGTGCTACCCCGCGGTCGCGGAGTACGGGATGCCTATGTGAGTCCAGCGGAGGACGTGTGCCTCCGTCCCGTCCGGAAACGCCAGCCGCTGCGTCAGAATGCGCCGATAGCCAAGATGGGCCACTAAGGCTTTGATTGGCTCGTTGTTGACCGCCACCGTCAAGACGATGTCGCGCCCCGCTTGACGCGCCGCTTGCTGGTCCGCTTCCAGCAATCGTCGGGCAATGCCGCATCGTTGATGCGTCGGCGCGACGGCTGCAAGCCGACACTCCCACCACGGCTCGGGCGAGACGGGCATGCAGAGGCTGAACCCCGCTACGTCGCCATCGACCTCAACCAGCGTTGCGCGGGCTGGCCCTTCGCCGAACCACGTCTGAATCCACCGCGCGACCGGCCCGAACCGCTCACACTCCTCCTCAGCCAGCCGGATGACGGATGGGAGGTCGCCAACAAGCATAGGCCTCATCGCCGCATGAACTCGATGATGCACCCGCGACCGCCAATCACCAGGCGCCCCAGGTCGTCTGTGTCGGTCATCTCCTCCATCTTGCTCACCAATCCCACTGTTTGCTCTCCCTCCGCCAGTTGCACTAACGTAGACATTGACCGGTTTACGGCCGAGTACCGATAGAAGCCGGACTCGTAGTAGTTTGTCAACGGCTGGCGGCCAGCATCCCATACGCGCCGCTCGGTAGACGTTTGGACCGTGCCACCCACGCGGATGGCCATCTTCGCTGCGTAAAGCAGCGTGTTGTCGTATGTCCCCACTTCCGGAAACTCCTGCTCCGAATGCACATGCCACGCCCAGGCGTTCACCGTGATCTCCGCTATCCCGGCTTCCGGAACCAGGATGGTCCGCGACGCTCCAGGCACCCACCTCCACGTCGTATCCATGGAGTCGTAGGTGGCGTAGGCGCGGTCGACAACGGCTCCCGTCTCGCCGCTTCCCCATACAACCGCGGACGCCATCACGGTTCTTGGAGAGGGCATTCCGTACGATTCCGGCCTTACGAAGTTTCGGCTGCGAAACGTGCCGGTGAAGTCGGCGATGACGGCACCCCGATTGGTGAACTGCCGGAGCGCCTCAAGGTTGGCGCGCATGTCGGCGGCTACCATCGTAGTGTCGTTCAAGAATGTAGTGACCGTGACGCCCATTGGTGCCTCGCTCTACCGGTAGTAGGCGACCCCTTGCAGGGCGCCCTTAGACAAGGTGTAGTTACCGCTGGTAACGGCCGCACGGACCTCAACCCACTCAATCGTGTTGCCGTTTCCCTGGAGCCACCATGTTAGTTGAGCGGCGTCTCGGTACACGTTCAGTTCGCCGGTGCCAGCCGCCTGTACTACGGCTGCCCCGAACGAGTCAAATGGAGACAACCCAGTCACAAACCGGCTGCCTTGATACTCCTGCTCTGACAAGGTCACCGTAGTTGTTACGCCGCCGCGCCGAAACACTACAATGAACGAAACAGTCGCTGTGCGGTACGGACTAACGGATGGGACGACCACGGAAAGCTCAATCCCAAACCGGATCCGCAACGACCCACCTGCGGCGATGGCCCATCCGGTCCCAGCGTTGTCGATCCGAAATGTCGTGCTCGGCGTGGTGTAGGAGATCACCGCGTACGCCGTGTTGCTGAAAATTTCGTCGACTCCTTCGTACACGACGATGTCGCCGTCACCTGCCACCGCTCCCGCCACGATTGCGCGCTCGTCGAGCCCCTCGTCGCGGAGGTTGCTGGCCGTCAAGGCGGTGGACTGGCTCACGAACGCGGCAAGGATGTCGTTGACGGCAGCGGCAGTGCGAGGTGCGTATTCGGAGAGCCCGGTATAGACTACGGTTGCCATGTGTCTCCCTATCGCTTCGTGTGTCGATACACGAGCGCCCCGCGCGTGATCTCGAGTGTGCGTTGCGTCGGGTAAATGTTCAAAGCGGTGTTACGCGGAGCTTCCCAGTTGTAGAACAGGAAGATTTCGGTTCGATAAGCGCGCACCTGCACCTGGAGCCGTACGGTTCCTGACCCGGTGGGGGAGTATCCCTGTAGCGAAAGACAGGTCTTCCGACGCGCCATGCTGCACCACCCGCTTTCGCTCACGACGGTGTTGCCGATGCAAAGCCGCATTTCCACATAATCCCAGGCGCCCCACCCGTCGGTTCCGACACCGTCATCGTACGGGTACTCAAACTGCACCCACGCATCCGCCACCATGCTGCCGTCGTACGCGTCGACATCTACGACAAGCTCGTCGACATTGAACCAGCCCGTGATTGACCCCGGCGTAACCTCTTGCATGGTGGTCACGTTGACCATCCCAAGGTCGTTGAAGGCGGACGTGGCGATCCGCGCGCGCGTAACGAACGACTCGGGCATGTTGTCGCGGTCCCAGAGCCCGTTCCACTCCTTTGCCATGTTGTTGACGTTGACCATCACGTCGCGCCAATCGACGACGGTGCCGCTACGGAGATGCCGCTTGGCAAAGACCCACGCCATTAGGAGTTCCCCGGCGTGCCGGTGCCAATGGCGATGTTGAGCGCCCGGATCGTCCGCTCGCCTTTTGGCACGATGCCGAGTTCCCAGTCTACAAGTTGAACGCGGTTTACAGCGGTTACCTGGAACTGGAACTCACGCCCCGTGATGTTCGGGTCAACCCGCACTGGCACTGGGTGCTGACGGACCCAGGTGCTTGAAGCTGACCACGTGGCGTCATCCCACACTGCCAAGTTGGATTGCGCGTCCTGCGCGTCGCGACGGCGTGACGTAGCGTCCTCGTAGGTACTGCGACGGTCTTTCCGGTATCGGATGCTCACGTCGTTGTTGCCGTACGACACAACAAACAACTGGAGCGTCTTGATCTGCACTTGGTCGTAGCGGCCACCGAAGTCGAGCGGTACCGTCTCGTATAAAAACGCGATGTCGACGCCGTCTTTGTCTGGCCACCCATGCGAGTAGACGTGCACGCCGGGATGCCCGGCGTTGTCGTGGCTTCCGAGGAACAAAAGCCCACGATGGTCCCTGGATTCCACGCCGCAAGACATAGGAAATCCGAGCGGCCGGGTGGTCCAAGTCCTCTTTTCCCAGTGGAACACAAACACAAAACTGTTGTCAGGCTGCCCGTCTACCGGTACATAGAGGTGATACTCCTTGTCGTCATGGTAGAGGACGCCAAAGGCGTTCATCAGGGCGCCGACATTGACTCGCGTGCGCCAAGTGTCTTGGATCGGCATTCCAAGCGCCATCGGCTCCGTAAGTCGTGTTGCATCCCCAACCGTGCTTGTAAGCGCGTAGACTCCGGTATCGGTTGCGAACACGATCCCGATGCCTGGGATGTCGCACACGCTGTTGGGTGCGGCACAGCCCACGTTCTTCCAGAGCGTCTCGACGTTGAAGCCGTTGACCGGGTTGCCGACGATCTTGTAGATGCCGCGACGCTTGAAGACAATAAGCGCGTCCTTGCCCGCGTACAGGCCGGTCACCTCGCCCGAATCGGAGTCGCCGACCGGGAAGAAGTTGCCGACCGGGAAGTTCTCGAACTGGAGTGGGGCAGAGAACGAGACCTGATCCGGATACTCAGACATCCCTGCCACCCAGAAGGTGCCCTGCCAGACCTCCAGGTACTTGGCACCCCGCGGCCAGCATCCGAACCTGGACACGTCCAGGGCGGGTCCCAGGTAGGCGTCCGGCTTCGCGTCGATGTAGATGAACCGGTCGCGCGCCGTGATCCAGCCTACGAGGTACAACTCGGTCCCGTAGCTGAGCTCGCCGTTGGACATATCGCGCGAGCGATACAACTTTCTGGCGACCGCAGCCGTCCGGGACGCGGGAATGTCGACGGCCACCATGTACTTTCCACCCACGTCTCCGAACGAGATCGCGTCGACCTGCCACTTGACTACGCCAGAGAGCGGACTCGGGGGGGATTCCGTACCAAACTCGTTGACGTCCGTAATCGCGTACACGTACTCGCCGGTCCCGACCGCAATGTCAGTAGGCGTCGTGCCGAGGCCTATGTTTTGATACGTCGTGCCGTGTGTAAACCCATCTTGCCGACCGGCCGCGGTGACAATCGGCGGCGGAGACGCGAACCCCGCCGTGTGCATACGTCGCCCGTCCCATCGCAGCGGCTCGTTCTCGCCGTTGATGATCCAGGTGTTGTTAGCCACCGATCGGTACTGAGTGCGCTGCCACGGCTGATCGGTCACATAGCGCCCGGTAGCGAGCACTTCCCAGGAAAGGTTTGGCCCGTCGAACCGCACAAGGTCCGTGCCCATCTCCCAGATGAGGTCCTGGAGCCCGCCGTTGTGCCTACTGCTCCAGTGCATGGAATGAACCTTCCCCTGCCCCGTGAACGCCGGCACGGCTGGCCCACCGCCCTGCGGCGTCACGTCCTCCAGGATGGGTCCAAACCCGCCGCATTCAGCCCAGCCGCCAAGCGGGTCCCACCGCGCGTCCTGGAGACGAGCGGCTGCGTTCGGCGGCGGAAGCCACCGTTCGTCGATGCCGTCGATGTTCTGCGCGCGGAACGTAACGAGGTCGTTAGGCATCTACCCGATCCTCCGGATGGGGCCAATGAGGCGTGGCCGCGGCCCTCCGGTCCAGACCTGGCGCACGGCGAGGTCGGGGGCGTGCGACAAGCACCGGTCCTCCATCTCTTCCATCTTCTCGCGCGCCCGCTTCCTGTAGAAGTTGCTCCCCGCCTGGTCGCCGTGCTTCCAGAGCACGTCTCCGAGCACGATGTCGACCAGCATCTTGTGATACTCGGTCGGCAGGTTGAACGAGTCGGTCAACTTCGAGAGCCGCCGCGGCCGCGCGTGGTAGCGCAGGCAGACCGTTTCGGCCGTCGCGGGCCTGGGCCAGAAGCGCAGGTACTGGTAGGTCCCCTCGGGCTCGAGCGGCTGCTCGCGGTCGACCTCGTCTCCCACGTCGCTGTAGGTTCCAGCGGCAAAGGTGCCTTCCTCCAGGAGGTAGAACGTGCCCTGCTTGCCCTCGGCGCGGTACACGCGCGCCGTGCGCGGCACCAGCGCCGTCGCCTCGGTGATCCCCGTGAGGTCGACCCTTCGCGCGCCGGCCCCGCTGGCGGTGGTGACGGAGACCTCAAGCGACGGCGCACTCTCTGCGCCGTGCAGCATCCAGGTATAGCGGTAGCGGTACACGGTGCCGCTCGTGAGCGTGCCGCCCGCGCTCACCGCCGTGGCGGTCAGCGCCTGGTCCGGCGACCGCTGGCGCCACACGGGAGCCTCCAGGAAGATGGAGGGAGGCCCGGTCTGCTCCTCCGTGAGGGGGTAGCCCTGCTCCTCCGCCCTGGAGATATACATGATGGGGCGGCGGGTGCCGGGCGCGGAGACCACCTGGTCCTTCACGCCGACCGTTACGAGGCCGCCTCGGCAGGCGACGCCCAGGAAGTCGACCATGTTGCGGGGGCCGGCGTAGAAGCGCCAGCGGAGCGTGTAGGTGTCCCCGTTGTCGTTGGGGCCGTCGTACTTCTGCTCCAGGTAGAGCACGGTGGTGGAGGCCACCCGGCCGATGCGGTACCACTTCCCGTTCGGCGCCAGGAGCCACGCGCCCACCATGGCGAGCGCCCAGGTCGTGCTCGTGCCGAGCACCTGATGGGACCCGTTGGTCACGTCGATCGTGCCGGTCGTGTAGTCCGGGTAGATGGTGACGTCCGCGTCCTGCTCAGCGAAAGTCCACGGCTTTGACGCGAAGATGCTTTGCTCGTGCTCGTCGAACAGGCGCATGAGGCTGAGCTCGTAGTCGGTGTTCTCCGGCTCGAAGTCAGTGATGGAGGCTACCATCCGGATGCCGTCGAAGACCTGCACGATTACCTCCCAGAGGAGTGTACCCCGAAAGCGGAAAGGCCACCCGACGATGCCGGATGGCCTTGGGCCGCCAGAGGGTGGGGACTACCCGCCCAACTGCACGAAGATGCGCGCGAAGCCCGCGGTGATGGCACCGTCGGCCTCGAGTGCGAAGCCAACGCGGTTGCCGTCGGTGCCCTCGACGTACTCGCGCACCTGCCCGGCTACCGCCGTGTCGCCGCAGACGGGGTCGCCCGCGTCCAGGTTGGCGTTGCCCTTCACGCGCACGACGCCGTAGTTCACGATGTCGGCCCAGCCCTCGGCGAGGATAGCCGTGGGCGTGACGCCGACCACCATGGGCGCGTCGTCGGTTCCTGCCGGCGAGGTCTTGGCCGCGGAGCCGAGGCCGATGGTCTTGCCGTCACTGTCCACGGTGGTGGCCAGATCGAGCACGCAGAGGTCGCCAGCCGCTGCGGCGGCTGCGAAGTAGAAGCGCGAGGTGCGCTGGGGCGCCAGGCTGCCCACGTCGAGCGTGACCTGCTGCGAGATGTTGCGGGGGAGGGTGGAACGATCGCCCATGGGAACTCCAGAATAGAGGGGTGAAGCGAGCCGCCGAGGCCCCGGTGAGGGGGCCCCGGCCGCCGCTTAGAAGGTGTCGCCGCCGATGATCACGCCCGAGGAGCCGAGCAACTCGCCGATGAGCTGCGCCATGCAGGTGACGAAGGCCGCCTTGACGTCGGACCCGCTCTGCTGCATGAAGTCGGAGAGCTCGAAGTACCCGTCGTTGTGCCAGATCGGGTAGATGCCTTCGAGGTCGAGGGCGTAGAGGCTGATCTCGTCGTTGGCGCCGGCCACGCCCGTGAAGGGCCCGTCGTTGGGCATGAAGGGGTCGAACTCGAGCGGCATGCCGTCCCAGGTGACGCGCATGCGGCCGCCGTCGATCGTCTCTTCCTTCATGTAGCGCTCGTTCGCGTGGAGCGCGCGCTTGGTGTTCTTGATGAAGGACTTGGAGCAGATGCCGACGCGGGCCGCGTACCCGCTGGACTGCGAGATGGCCTGGGTGTCGATGTTGATCGTGTCGAGCGCGCTGTAGCCGTTGGCGTTGTAGTTGCCGGCCACGTCCGCGGACTGGTTGTTCCAGCCGGTGATGGAGGCGTAGGTCGTCTTCGACAGGTTGCCGACGGTATTGGTCTGTCCGGAACCCGCGGCGCCCTCTTCGAGGAAGCCGGTGTTGTAGTCGACGCCGTTGAGCGAGGACATGTTCGACAGCGCGGCCACGTCGCCCTTGAGGATCTGCCGGTTCATGTTTCGCATGAACGCGGACATGACCGCCTTGGAGATGACCTTGACCTGGTCGAGGATCTTGGCCTTGCCCGAGTTCTTCTTCTGCTGGAACCCGGAGATGGCGATGGGCATCGTCCAGTAGCCCCAGTAGTAGGTCGCGGCGACCGCCACGTCCGCCACGTCCATGTTGATCGGCTCGAAGCCGGTGGAGTGCTGGGTGATGGAGGAGTGCTCGCCGACGATCACCGGCTTGATGATGACGTCGCCGCCGTCCTCGGACGGGTTTCCAGCGCCGTACTTGCTCTCGTACGCGTTGAGCAGGGCGGTCTTCTTGGTGGTCGCGTCGCTCGCCTCCTTGAGGTAGGTGAGGGCGTTGGTCGCGAGCTCCTGATCGGTGATGTTCAGCGTGACGGACATGGCGGCGGCTCCAGAGTGCTGGAGGAACCCCACCTGTGCTCAACACACGCATGGAGTCCCTCTCGTGAGAGGACGGGACTTCCATGCGCGGTTCCAAAGGATTGTCGCGCTGGCAATGTCTGCATGCGGACTGTACGAAGGCCGTCCGCGTTTGTCAAGGCCTACAGCGCGCGAAGCCCCTTGAGGCCCTGGCGCCGCATGTCCGCAGCCGCCTTGGGGTGCGCTGCGATCCACCTCTGGCGCGCCTCGGGCGAGAGGTCGGCAGGCATCACCGGCTCCTGATCGCCCGCGGCGAGACCGGACTTGCCGACGTGCTCGGCGGCCAGCGCACGCGCGGCGTCGGCTGGCGCCCGTGCCAACTTCCGGGTGAGCACCGCCACCTGGGTTTCCAACGAGGGCTGCGCCGTGCCAGGTGACGTGGCGGGGACTGACGCAGCGCGCGCGGGGAGCGCCGCCTTCGTGCCCGGCTTGCCGCCCTCGGCCACCCAGACCCTGTAGGCGCTTGAGAGGCCATCCGCTCCCTTCAACCCCAGGCGGTCGGCAACCACGTAGATCGCCTTCCGCGTCGCAGGCACCTCCATGCCGGGGTGTTTTTGAACGAACTCGGAGATGCGCACATCCTGCGCGACGCGTGCCTGCTCTTGCCGGTACGGGTCGATGAGCGCCCTGACCGCGGCGCTCGTCCGAGCGCGCGTACCCTCCTCGATCGATTTGCTCACTGCGGCGCGCAGCTTCGCCGGGTCGTAGAGGTCGTCGTCGGAGAGATCGTCGATCGCCAACCTTTCCGGCATGGGCAAGTGGGCTTCCCAATCTTCGCTCTCTCCGAGCAGCACACGCAGCGGCGCATGACCCGTCGCCGACACCGCGTGCGCCAGCGTGCGCCCCGCATCATCCCCACCAGCCATCGGCCCTGGGGCTATGCTGCGTTTCTTCTCGCGTTCGGACAGCGCCCTGCGCTCCTCGGCCAGCGCCTGGGTCTTGCGCGTGTAGTCGGCCTGGAGCGCCTTGGCCTGCTTGCGCGCAGGCTCCGGCATCGCCGCGAGTTCTTCCGGCGTCACCCGGAAGTCGCCCGCCGCGGTGAGTGGATCCTCGACATCCGCTGCCGCGGCCGGATCCTCCCCCTCCAGTGCAGGCTCGTCCACCTCCACGACGGCGACCTCAACGACGGGCGCCTCCGCCGCCGGCTCGGCCGGGGCGACGACAATGATCTGCGGTTCGTCGGAGGGAGGCTTGAAGTCGCGGAGAGAGGCCATCGGCTACACCATGGGCTGGTAGTTGTCGCCGCCCGGCATGGGCGGCTGGGGGGGCATGGGCGCGCCGGAGGGGGCGCCCCCGGAAACCATCGACGGGTCGACCTCGCCGACGGGCTTGCCGAGCGCCTCCTTGAGGGCCGGGTCGCTCGCCATCATGCGGAGCTTGTCCGTCATCTCCTTCACGCCCTCGGGGCTCGAGCCGAGTGCCACGGGGTCGAAGGTGAGGCTGGCGAACTGGCCGCCCGGGTCCTGCTGGGCGACGGCCGCCATGAGGATCACGGTGAGTCCGAAGACGTTGGCGGGGAGCGGCTTGTTCCACTCGCTCGCCTGCTCGGGGAGCTCGGCGGTGACCGGCGGTACCTGCCCGTTGGCCAGCACGCCGACGGCCTCGTTGACCGCGTCAGTCCACGCCTTGACGTCGGTCATGGGGATCGGCGTGGTGGGTTGCGGCGCGGTCGCGCCGGCGGACATGAGCTCGGAGTCGCCGAGCGCCTCGTCCGTTTCGGTAACGCCCTCCTCGGCCTCCATGCGCTCGTACTCGTCTTCGGCCATGGGCGAGGAGCCCTTCATGTGCGGGGTCTTGCCCTTCGGCTTCGGCGACTCCTTGGCGGGCGGACCGGAGGCCTCGGCCTTCTTCTCGTCGTCGGCCTTCTTGCCGAACGGCGGGGCCTTGCCCTTCTCGTCGGCCTTGTCCTTCGCCTTCATTTCCTTGATGTTCACGCGCGCTCCTGGGTGCTCGCCATCATACTCCGCGTGCCCGCACCGGGACGCGTCATACCTTCACGCCGCGGAGCCGGTTCGGCTTCTGCGCCTTGGTCTTCACCTGGAACGCCTTGGGCGGCTCCTTCTTGAGCACCGAGTCGTAGACGCCCTTGTCGCGGGCCTCGCGATACTCGCGGTACTCGGGAGCGTGCTCGATGCGGTCGTAGTATTCGGCGGCCGTCGCCTCATCCTTCGCTACGTCGGCCTCGATCGCGGACATGAGGCGGTCTTCGTCCCAGTCGCCATCGATCGCGATCAGGCCCCGCTCTTTGCACACCTGCCGGCGGTGCGCGGCGCTGGTGAGCACAAGGCCCAGGCCCTTGTCGTAGCGAGGCCAGGAGCCAGGCGCCTCCGTGCCAGCGATGCCAAGCATCTCGCGGCCCGGCTCCCCGCACCTTGGGCAAGGCGGCGCAGCCTCGTCGGCCAGAAGCGCCTCGAAGTAGCGATGCTTGCACGCCGTGCACTCGATGTCCGGGCAGCGGATGTCGTGCGTGGCACCCCTTACGTTGACGATGAACGGCTCCGCCGACGGCTTCTGCGCCATGGTGCCGCCCATCGTCGGCGCGGGTGCACCGAGCGTGAACTGGGCATCCGCCCCGCACGTCTTGCACGGAACCGTCGGGGGACGTTCGCCGCTGCTGACGCGGTGAAGGTGGTCCGTGACGTGCTGGTCAACCGGGCATTTGTAGGCGAAGATCGGCATTACACGTGTGTCCAGTGGTGGCCGTTCGTGATGCCGGAGACGTTCTCCGGCGAGATCCCGTAGTCCTTTGCGATGGCGGGCATGGTCTCGCCCGCCTCCCGGCGCGCACGGATCTGTAGCACCTGGCCCGTCGTGACCTTGCTGCGCGGGTGAGCGTCTCCGCGGGCAAACTGCCCAGCACCGCGCCCCTTCTCGTGCATGTCCCGCACGTTGTCGGCTCGCGTGCCGATGAACAGGTGGTCGGGACGAACGCACTTCCTGTTGTCGCAGCGGTGCAGGACGCACACGTCGGGGTCGGTGATGACCCCGTTCGTCAACTCCCAGGCGACCCGGTGGCAAGCGAGCGTGACGTTCTTGGAGCGGACGCAGCCATACCCCGTTCGCATGATGGCCTTTGTCCACTCCCAGCACGCGTCGGCGCCTTCGCCCTTGTCGACGTAGTCCCAGAACCGCTCCGCCAGGGGCCGGTCGTCTCGAAGGCGACGCGCCACCTGCCTACTTCCCGTCGAGGGCGACAGCGCTGCACGCCTGCCAACGCGCCTTGACGATCTCGTCCGCGGCGATGCGGAGCACGTCGGCGCAGGGGCTCTGGTAGGTGACGCAGGCCATGATGAACTCGTTGGCGGCGTTGCGAGCAAGCCGGATGCAGCGGTAAGCCGCGGCCTTGTCGGCTCCGTCGGGGGCCTGGGCGTCAAGCACCTCGGCGAAGGCGCGCGTCCGCGCGTTTACCTCCTCGCAGTCAGCGACGGTGAGGCGGCCGCCCGGGTGTTCGCGCTGGATGGAAAACTCGGCCACCCACCTCTCTCCGCGCGCGCGCAACATGGCGAACAGCGCGTGCAGCGCCTGCTCCGCCTCTCGGATCGCGGCGTACCGTGGCGCGGTCGCCTCGGTTGGCGGCCAGTAGGTGAAGTCGCGGTCGAGCTGGTCCGGCGAGAACATCGTGAGCACTCCGACGTCCTCGTGGTAGCACACCTGCACCTGCTACGCCACCACGACCTCGGCGCCGCCCTCGTTCGGCAGGCCCCCGCCCATGCTGGTGCCGGGGGGTCCCGGCTGCGGCTGCGGCGTGCCGCGCACGTCCTCCGGGATTGCCATCGCGTTGTCGGGGATCTCGGCGGTCGGCGAGGAGCCGGCGCCCGGCAGCGCGCTCCCGGCACCAGGCTGTGCCTTGATCTTGGGCAACTCCTGCGCCTTCGTCTTCGACGCCTCCATCAACCGCATGATGTTGTCAGAGAGGTACTTCTCGTCAAGCCCGTACTTCTCCACCATGTCGTCGAGGAGCATTGCCGAGATCGGGTCGCCCTTTACCACCTTGTCGATGAGCGCGGTGATGGTCGGCAGGATGGCCAGGAACGTCTGGCGCTCCCGGTCCTCGGCCATCGGCGTGGTAGCGCCCGGCACCACGGTGATGTCGAAGTTTGCGTCCAGGTCCGCCTCGGTGATCGTGATGGTCTTCCGGCGGTGGAGGAGCGTGATCGGCTTCCCGTCGGCACGGATCTGCGAGATGAACATGCGCCCGAGCAGGACCACGACCTCCTCCAGCACGAGGTCGCGACACAACCCCATGTGGCCTACCTCGGTCTGCGAGTAGGCGTTCAGTACCTTGACCTCGGTGGCCGACGTGCCGGTAGCCTCGCCACGGGTAAACGGCGCCTGCGTTGAGCCCTGGGCCAGGTCGTTCTCAATCTCCTGGTCGTAGCGGTAGTTGTCCGCCGGGATCGTACCCAGGTTGAGCGGCGCCGTCGCCGTGTTAGGCGTGACGCTCCCGTCAGACGCCTTCTCCAGTTCCAGGATTGCGCCGTCCAGACCGCGGCGGTATGCCTCCTTGGCCTCTTTCCCAAAGGTGCCCTTCATCGCCAACAGTTGACGCGCGTTGCGCTTGACTGCGTTGGACTTGAAGGTGCGGCTCACGTTGAGCTCGCGGATCTGGTCGTAGACCCGCTCGAGCGCCGAGATGCCGTGCAGCGGCTGCTTGGGCGATCCGGTGAGGACGAGCGGCATGATGGGCGCCAGCGGTACCCCGTCGGCGTCGGCGTGCGGGAGCGGAAGCACCTTGACCGGCTTGCTGCCGCAGTCGGCGGCATCGGGCAGGTAGACCTCGTAGCGCCCGGAGATTGGCGGCTTCGGCGCGCCGTCCGGCTCGCACTCAGGCTCCCAGTTCGCGTTCGGCTTCCCGGTGACGAGGTTGCTCTCCCCCCACTGGTAGTCGTCCACGAAGTTGTACATCTCGAAGACGCGGACGAACTTGTCGTCGATGGTCTCGGAGCCGACGCCGGTGCCCTTGGTGCGCGCGCGCAGGCCTTTCGACGCGGAGAGGTTCTTGTTGGACGAGAGCGGGTCCGGCCGAGTAGAGCCCTGCAAGTCTGGTCGGTTGAACTTCTTTCGCGCGGCGCCAAGCGGCATCCAGTACAGGTGCCCGACGAAGCGCTGGTCGCCGTAGTCGACCACGTTGTAGTCGGTCACGAGCTCCCAGTACGGCACCACGCGGAGGGCGATGCGGGACATCCCCTTGCGGCGCGGGTCGTCGAAGGTGCCGAGCTTGAGCCCGGAGCCGTCGTGCATGAGGGCCAGGCGGATCGCCTGGAGGACGCGGCGGGACGTGCGCTTCGCGCGCAGCCACTGGTTGCACAGCGTCTGAAACTTGAACGCGTCGCCGCGGCCGTCCACGTCGTCCTTGGCGGTGATCCGCACGCGGTCGTTGAACAGCGAGCCGGCGTAGCCCTCGATGTAGCCGTAGGCGCGGTTGACCTCCACCACGGTCATCCCGTCCTCGGAGGAGTCTTCAAAGCGCGCGTCCGTCTTTTCGCCGCGGCGGTGCCGCCAGAACTTGCTTTCGTACGCAGCGTCGAACGCTCGGTAGTGCGGCATGCGCTGCGACATCCGGGCTTCAAACTCGGCGAGGAGCGACGGAACCGCGGTCTCTGGGAACTCGCGGTAGTATGAACTGTGATCAGGCACGGGGACCTCAATGTCGTCAGAAGGGGAGTGTAGCGCGTAGACGTTGCTGGCCGAGCCCCATGCGTTCGGAGAGCACCTCGTGAGCCCCCTGCGTTCCGGTAGGGAGGCGCCGCACGGCCCATATCGCCAGGACCCACGCCATCGCGTGGTCATCGTGCTTGCCCTTCGCGCCCTCGATCTTGCCGGTCTCGGACTCGCGGATGTTGATGAGCTCGTTGACCGTCATCCGGTCGACGAGGAGGAAGTTGCCCTCGCCGATCACCTGCCGCGCGTGCCCGAAGACAAGCTCCTTCGACTGCCGAGAGGTGTGGAAGCCGGCCTTGCCCTTGTCGCCGTAGAGGTTGGGGTAGTCGAGTTGCTGCGCGCGGGCGAGCGTGACGAGGCCGGGGCCCATCGCCTCGATGCAGAGCAGCGCCCCGCCGTACATCATCCCGAGCTCGCAGGCGATGTCAGCTACGGAGTCGGCGCGCGTCGTGTTGTCCGCCCACACGGCGACCTGGCGGCCGAGGTGGTCCACGACCTGGATGACCGAGTAGTCCTTTCCGACGCCGTGCCCCGCGTCCACGCCGATAGAGTACCGCTTGCGCGGGTTGTACCTCTCGTAGATGCGCCGCGGGTCTTTGCGCTCCTCGAGTGCGCCTGCGATCTCAAGGAGCGTGCCGGGGAAGTACGACTCTCCGCCGGAGAGGAACGCTTCCTCCACGGTCGAGGGGTAATACTTGTGGAAGGCGTCGAGCCCGCCACGGATAATCTTGTCGCGGCGCCATGCGAGTTGCGCGTCGGACACGCCGAGCTGTAGCGCCAGGCGTTCCTCTTCGTCGGTGCGCCTCCAGTCCGAGGCGGGCGTCATCGCAAACTGCGTGTGTTCCTGCCACCCGAAGAACAGAAACTCCCAGTTTGCGTCCTTGCGCGCGTTCTGCGCGAGCTCGTGAAAGAAGTCGTCCGGGCCGTTCGACGTGCTCTCCACGGTGACTGCGTAGTGTGGTCCCTCGTGGAGGGTAGCCGTCACCGACATGAACACGTCGCGGGGGTTCACGTCGTAGTAGGCGAGCTCGGTGAAGTGAGCGCGCTGGAACGTGAAGCCCTTGCCGCCGCCCTTGCCGCCGGCCGTCGCGCACTGGAAGACTGCCTTGGTGTCGGCGAACTGGTAGGTGTTGAGGTTGTCCACCGAGATCGGATGCCGCAGTTGAGACGGCAGGCTCCCGTGGTAGTCGCGGTAGCGAGCCAGGTGCCGCTTCGTCGCGTCGCCCTCGTGCGCCATGACGATCGTGGCGACCGGGTCGATGGCCGCCCACCCGTGGTGGAAGTCGCGCGCCTGCACGATGGTTCCGCAGCCGATGTTGCGCGGCTTCACCACGAGGACGTTCCGGCTGCGGTTCAACGCGCGCAGGATCCGCAGTTGCTCCCCGAACGGGCGCGACATCGTCTGGATCTTGCCGTGGTTGTCGGTGAAGCCGAGCCTGGGGATGAAGCGCGTGTTGTCCACAATCATCGCGCGGTAGTCGGCTTCTGTGATGCCGGGCGGAAGCTCGATGCCCATCTACACCTTGACGACGCGAGCAGCGCCCCAGGGGTCATCGGTGATGCTGCCGCTGACCGCCTTGCCCTCGACGACCTTGCGCGCCGGGGTTGATGCGGCGCCGGCGCCGTGCGCCCACTTCAAGAGGTCGGTCATGCCGCCGCCGCTCTGGTCGCTGTTGTCGCCGATTTTCTTCGTGATCTTGGCGTGCATCTCGAGCGCCTTGGTGTCCTTCCCCTCCTTCAACTTCCTCGACATCGCCGTCTGGAAGTGGGTCTCCATCATCGCCTCGTCGGACGCGGTCGGCGTCCAGGTGAGGTCGTCGGTGAACCACTTTACGAACGCCGGTGAAGCGTTCCACTCCGACCACTCGGCGTTCGTGAGTTTCTCGTCGCAACGCTGCATATGCGCCACGCGCCACGTTGGAAACGTGTACGATTCTATGCCGACGCACGCCGTCACGGTGTTGAGGAACCGGACCTGCTTGTCGGTGGGACGGAAGGCGTCGGGATCCGTCAATGACGCCGGCATCAACGGCTCGCCCCGGATTACCGGCACTGTGCGGACTTGCTCGGGCGCGAGGACGCGCACCTGGGCGGGCGGGTCATCCCAGGACATTGACGGGGCGGGCGGGCGGGGCTCTGGCATGGCGATGCGCCCAGTGTACCCCGTACGGTGCTACACCTGCACCATGCTTACTCCGACCACGATTGGCGCAATGCTTGACCGCGCGGCTCAGTTCCGCATCCTCGTGCCAGACCCCATCGACTTCATGTGGCGCTACGTCCAGGAGACGGCGCTTCTCTTCAAGCGCGACGCGCGCCTCGACCGCGGGCTCGCCATCTACCTCGGGTCGGTCCCGCTAAAGGCGCGGCCGCTGGCCCAGGACGTGTTCGCCGAGTGGCTGGCCGCCTTCGACATGATGACCTGGCGCTACTACACGACGCGGTACCATGGGCGCCCGAAGCGGGCGGCGCACCCGCTGGCCCCGCGGCGCGACGCCTACAACCCTGACTACGTGCTGATCACGACGAAGGTGGCGCGGAGCGGCCCGCTCTCGCTCTGCTACGCCTACGCGCCGTACCATGAGCTCGCCGCACGCAGATTTTCGGTGTGGCTCCACGGCGTGCACGAGCTCGTCATC